GCGGAAGGCGCCGTACGCAGCGGTCTTCATGTCTACGAGTTCTTTGATGACGTCACGAGTGAGGTCTGGGATGATGGAGTGGCCCACGATCTCGTCGTAGGCCCCCTGAGCACTGGTGACGAGAGCCCCAAAGGGGTCAGCGACTACCACGGAGCGAGCCAACGTGGACATTAGTGCTAGCTCTTTCTGAGCTAGCTCGTCCACTAATGCGCCAACTTCTTGTAGCCGCTTCATTTGGCTGCCAAACCGTCTTGTCTGGCTAGTTACGTGAATATTCTTTTCGGCCATCGCAGCGCTGAGAGCACGTTCCCGCTCAGCCAGGTCGCTCACCTGCATCGCAACGCCCTGGAGCGCTCCTTGTTGCTCCCCAAAGAGAGCTGTCTGGTCCGCAACAACGCCGCTAAGCCCACGCACCCGGGAGGTTAGCCCGAGTATTGGTATCCCGGTACGGCCCAGGAGATGCTCTTGCTCCCGCAGGAAAGCGTTTGCGGTACCGAGCGTAGTACCAAGTGTGCGTTCCGCAGAACTTAGGACCCCTACCTGACTGGCAACGGAGGCAAGCCTTCGCGTTTGCGATGTTAGGAAGCGGTTAGTCTGTTCTATAGCTACGCCAAGGCTGGCTTCTTGCTTCTCCAGTTGCCCTAGATACTGTACAGCAGCACGGGTGCCTACTTTGTTAACGGCATCTGTCATGCGCTTGGCTAGGCCTTCTGCCTGCCGCAGGGCGTCCTCGCCACTGAGTTCTACAAGAAAGCGATAGATTGACTCAACTGCCATGACTAAGTACCTCTAGCTGGTGGTCCGCGGCCCGCTTGGCCTGCATTGCCATAGCTCTCACATCATCGGTTGTCATGTGTGCCATCGGCCTACCAGGAATGAATGACCTGCCATGAATACCTGAGGACCATCTGCCCTCTGTATGGATTAGGAACAGTGGATGGCTAGACGAGATGGTAGAGCGCCAACCCCCTCCCCTGTGCTTCACGCGCTGCATGCGATGGTATCGGTTAGACTCTTCGGTGAGGGAGTCCCGTAGGTCCCCCGAGCGTACGAGGATATCTAAAGGCAGGCCCATACGCTGCTTATCGTACAGCGTACGTCGTGCTAGCTTCTGCCATCCCGGCCCCTCAAGAGCAAAGACCTTTCGAATACCTAGACGCACGTGGTCCTCGCAGAGAGGTAGTACCACCTCTGCTAGCTTGTCAGGAACTGCTTTGATAGCGCGGGCCAGGTTGGCCTGCGACATAGGGTCCACGTGGATAGTGAATAGCATAGTTACCTCCTGGTAGCAGCCACTCCTGCAGGGCCAGGCTGCACCCAATCCTCAACTAGCTTACGGCGCCAGGATATGGTACGCAGGTCATCCATTATGCGTTCCGGTTGGCGCAACACAACGTCTGGCGGGTACTTCCAGTCTATAGCCTCAAGCGTACTCCAGAGCTCCCACGAGAGCTCCGGGAAGTGAAGATCCCACCCCTCCCAGTCTTCCTCCTCGGCAGTAATCACTGTGCCTCGGCGGGCCTGGAGCTTCCGCTTGACCCACCTTATGAGCCTTTTGTCAAGGTCGGCTTGCCGGGCTGCGCGGAGGGGTTTTTTGGCTCAGTGTCTTCCTCTTCGGGCGCTGTAGGCATCCAGTGGGGGTTCAGCTCGTAGGCTGCCCTCTCCCAGTCCACCACGAAGCCCTCCGGAAAGAGCAAGAAGTCTTCGAGAGGTACAGGCCACTCTTTGAAGCCATCATGCTCCACAGTAGCCGCGATGCATGCGGAGTATGTGTAGACGGCGATGAGCTTGTCTATGACCTCGTCCTTCTCTGTCGCGTCCCTCCGTACCCCTTCCGAAACCAACATGGTGTGCTTCATACCCATGCGTACGGTCGCCTCTGCTACAACGACCTTGTAGTCCTTGTATTCAACAGTCCTCTGTTCCATGGTTCTCCTTCCCATTTTGTGCGGGCACAGGGGGGAGATTACTCTCCCCCCTTATGCCGAGCATCCACGGCCTATGTTACACTGCGGTCGGGTCGTATTCAGCGTCCGTAACATACATGAGCATACAAGCGGTCTTTATTCCCTCCGCGCCAGGTACCCCTAGAGGAGCGAACTCAACACCGTCCTCGTCAGTCGCGCTGGGGTTGGCTACGACGGAGTAGATCCACTCGCCTACTGCTGCGTCCTCCATTGTAGCAGGACGTGCAACCAAGATGGCGTTCGGCAGAACGTAGCACTGCCAGATCTGATCCCCGAAGTCCGCTGCACCCTCTTCTGTGTCCACAGCCTTCCGACTGGCCCACAGTATGACCGCAGGTTCCTCTCCTTGCAGGTTTGTTGCAAGAGCGATTCTGTGGTCCGGTGGCGTACCACCTGCTGTCACGCCTGACACCAGAGCAAGGACATCCAAGTCGCCCTTCGTCACTCGCAGTTCGCCAGTAGGGTTCTCCTCTGGAGCGAGTGAGAAGGTGTAGTACGTGATGTCATCGCCTCTAGCGTTTACACGCCTCGGCTCGGGAAGGGTAGCGTTCAGCGACAGGGCTCCCTGAATCCTGATAGGGGTACCTGCGTAGCCGCCACCGTCGCTCCTTGCGACCACCCACACGTGCCGTAGGCCTATGCCGGTAGAGATTTCGTTTGCTGCCATTGTTTTAGCCTCCCTTTCTAACTACAGTTGATGTAAACGTTATTGCTTCATACTCGACGGCGTAACGGTCATCATACTGATGGCCCGTTCGCGCTACGTAGCCTAAGGAGCCTGCCATAGCCTGCTCCGTAGGCTTGCACTCAAACTCTCTGAAGACGCCAAGCAGGGCTTCACGCGCTGCTCGGATGTTACCGTACCCCCGGAAGCGGTCATACACACGTACTATGACGTACTGGTGGTAGTTGGTGCCCGCGATCTTGTCTTCCCCAGCATCTTGTACAGCGAGGCAGAGGGCTACTCCTGGGGTACCTGCTGTCCTACGGGCAGTCTCTAGCTCGTCTAGTATCTCAGGAATGAGCTCACCTGTCTGTAGGACCCTCCTAGGATCGTTTACCAGAAGGGCTCGTACGGAGACAGCTGCCGCATTGTCTCGTAACCACTCATACAGGGCCTCTGGGACGTCAGCTGCCATCTGTGTCCTCCTCTAGTAGAAAGTGCGCTGGTACTGGAATAGAGTTGCCGCAGCCCGCACATAACAAGGCTGCCGTGGCGTGCTTGATACTTATGACCACGACGAAGTCGATGGAGCCACAGCGGCCGCAGTTTACCACATCATGAGCGCTGGATGGGGTAGGCAGAATGAAGCTGCCCACCTCTGAAGCTACCCCAGTTCCTTGCACAGTGCCTCCTGCTTGTCTTCGAGTCTAACCACAAAGCCTACTATGAAGCGTCTGCGGCCGTACGTCGGGGATACGATGTCTAGTTCGTCCTTGGGCTTTATGGCATCCTCATCGTAGGTAGTTACTACTAGCCAAGGGTACTCCGCGACAGGCAACTCAGGCACCTCGGCTCGCCTCTCAACGAAGGCCGCGTTACGTACGGAGGCAAACACCAGCCTGCCAGTAAGAGCGTAGGACGTCTCTCCTGCGCCCCCGATTCCCTTCCGGTACCCTGTAATACTAGAGGGGTCCTGATTAACAAGCCGCAGCATTTCTGCTCTACGGGCCCTCAGCTCGTTTGTATCCATTAGGAAGTTTCCACCGCCACGGCCCTAGAGAGTTCTGCCTTGGCCTGTCCCCTCATGTACTTAACCTCGTCCCGTATGTTCCTCGGGATGTGTGACCTCTTGAAGCGCTCATAGCCTGTGCTATAGTCGGGCCTAGGTAGATTGTTGAACGACTGGTCCAGCAGTAACTCAGCTACGGTAAGTAGCGCAATCACTTCTAGGTGCTCTGCGGGAACGGTCTCGTATGCTGTCTCGTCTATGTTAAGCTCGTGATTGCCCGCGTACTCAAAGTATACTACGGTTCCCGCTGTAGCAGGGGTAGGAATGAGAACGAGCTCGCCCTCTCTAATATCGTGGCTGCCGCGCTGAAAGTCCCTCGCGTACCCTCTGTTGATCGCTGCAATGATACGCTCTGAGGGGTTACGAAACTCCCACACCTCGGCATCTGCCCACTGCTGATAAAGGTCTGTGTACCCTGAGAAATCTATGCCCGGGAACCAGTAGACCTCCACGACACCGTCTCTTGGGCAGTCGCTGGGGAGGGCGTAGTTCTCTTGGTCCGCTACAGTAGTAAGGCTACCGATGCGTACCCTGGGAGCGTGCCTATTGTACCACCGCATAGCAGACGTAATGGTACGCGTCAGACGCGTTGCCTCAACGGTCTCGTAGCTGTAGCGGTCTTCTACTCTCTGTGTGATATCAGCTATTGTTACGCTCATAGATGTAGTACCTCTTGCGCCTTGTACTGCATGACACTATCCAATTTGAGGACTTGCCTTCTGGGCTCCTAAGTAGGCGTAGCTCACTGCCCTTACCTGTGGGCACTAGTATCCCAGTGTAGCCTCGCCCCTCACGGCTGTGTACAACCGCACGAACGTTTGCTAGGAGCTGGGAGGAGATTAGCTCCCCCGCCTTGAGTATGAATACCCAATCATCGTTGTCGGGTAAAGGGGGCACGCCCCCCGCAACGGCTACCTCATCGAAGTGCGCTACATATTCTGGAGGGGGGGCTTCCTCAGTCCAAAGCTTCAGGCTCATCTCTCTTGGGCACCTCGATCTCTTTCGGTATCGGAGTATACGTTACGGCGTACTTGTCTCGTCTCTTACGGAACGTAGACACGAGGTAGCTTGAGACCTTTCCCGTTCCCTCTCCCGCCGTCTTGACGAACCGCGGGAGTTCTTGGTCGTTGCCCTTCCCGCGCTGCAGTAGAAGAATCGTACCATAGCCCAAGCGCCCTTGCGTGTGCGCGACCTGGTGCATGTCCACGAGGAGAGCTTCTGGAAGTTGCTCACCCTCCTCGATTAGTATCATCCAGTCGCTGGCCACTTCCTCCTGCTGTAGGACGATCTCATCAAAGTACTTACTGTACATAGGCAGGACTTTCTTCTCATTATGTACGAGTGCGATAGTAACCACTTGGATCCACCTCCTCGAGTATGTCTAAGAACCTACGTGCCACGACTGCTGGACCGTGTTCCCATAGGAACCACCACGCCCCTGCATATGAACGTCTGAAGGCCTCTTCACGATTGTAGTACAACCATCGCAGAGTCTCGACTGCGTGATCCCAATCTGGGGTGTACCAATCACCTCCCATTACGGAGGGTGTAGCCTCCATACCTGTAGTGCGTATAGGCCACATGAAACGTGCATCGCACACGGGAGTATGGCCTGTGCAGCTTGTAAGTACCGTGGGGCACCCTCTCGCTATACTCTCCCGCGCTGGCAAGCCGAAGCCTTCGGCGTGCGTTAGGAAGATCCCCACGTCGATACTGTCGATAAAGTGCAGGAGCCTCTCTAGGGGCCAAGTCTCGTCGATCACCTGTATCCGCGCGTCGCTTGGTAGAGCCGGTATAGAGTGTGTGTTCCCCCCTAGCAGCCCCACACGAGTCTTCAGTACGAGCCTGCAGTGAGGGTACTTTGCCTTCGGGAACGCCTTCTGAAAGACATCAATGGTTTCCAGAGGCGACTTCCTCAGCGTTAGCCCTCCCCATGTGCCCACAACGAAGTCTCTACGAGGCTGCTTCCTCACGGGCTTGCAGAAAAGGGATTTGACTGTAAGTGGTACTACCCTCACAGGCCTCTGCACGAACGTACGATAGACTTCAGCCACCCACTCGCATGGCACAAGGAGAAGATCTACTCCATTACACTGCTCTCTCCATTGAGGATGGCGGCGTAACGGGTCTGTCGACTCGTACATCGTCCAGCCCACTTTGAACGGTGTGGGCAGCTTCTCGAACTCCCCTGGAGTAGCCATACATACGCCCACGAGCTTCGGCTTCCCTAAAGGAGCCTTAAGCATACGTAAGGTCTCCTGCTGCAGCCCCTTGCTATCGCCGAACCAGCACTGACGCACATCGAGCTTAGTACCTTGCCCTACAAGGGCGTGTACCATAGCCTCCGCCGCTGTCGCGTAGCCATCCCCAACAGAGAACGGTGACATCCAGTAGAGCGAAGGGTTCCCTTCCCCGTCTCGCCAACTGTAGGTCTCGCATAGCTCTTTAGGTAAGCGAACTTCTACCACGCCTTTCGCTCGAAGAGCTATGGCTATGGACTGCGGTACTGGAGTCCAAACTCCGGGCTCCAGTACCTGCAGCCCAGGGTAGCGTTTACGCTTCCCCGTTATGTTCTTGACGTCGAAGGTCTCCTTCCCCACTACTTAGACCTCCTGTTGTTGTTACGCAGATTCGGCGATATAGATTCGCGCGTAGTTTTCAGGAACAACCATCTTCATGGCTGATCTCTCACGCACATTTCTGGTCCACTTATCGGTGTTCAGATAAGCGCCATGAACCGGCGTTCCCTCGCCAGGATCCTCACCCTCGTTGTAGATGTACTCCGCATACACTAAGGGCATAGTGGTCAACGGAATGTAGGGGGAGAAGATAGCCCCACAACGAACCATTCCCTGAGGATACGAGCCGACGATGGCGTGGTTGGTTCCCAGCAGTGGGCTCTTGTAGATGTCCCAGAACCCCTGGAGAGTTCCAATCAGCCTCGTCCCACCCGAGAAGGCCGATCCCTCGGTAGGATGCACAGCCTCAGGATTCGGTATGAAGTCGCTCATCTTGGCGATGTACTTGGCCACAGTTCTCCCGGCGATGATGAAGTCGGCTTCGGTGTAGAGAGAGCCATAGATGTCGTCCGATGCGTCGATGACGGCGTGGCCAAGTGTCTCATAGTGTTCCTTGGGCCTACACTCACAGCCCTCCGGCAACGCCCAGTACCAGTTGGTATCGCCGGCGCCCGCACCATTCCAGATCAGCATCAACAGGCGGTAGTCAATCTCCCGCAAGATCTGTGCGGCGCACGCGTTTACCAACTCGCTCTGAACATCGATGCCTAGGACCCCTCTGGCGTCCTCTTGGACTTCGGTGGACCACGTAGCGCCCAGGATGTTCTTCTTCGCCGTGATGGTATCCGAAGTCATAGAGAGCTTCAGCCCCTTTGGAACCTTGTTCTCCATGTCGGCGGTGTACTGGCTGTAGTCCGAGTCCGGCGGCATAACGTCCACCTTGCTACCGTCGCCTCCCAGGCCAGCATCGTACAGTGTGTCCAGCCAGAAGATCTTACCCGTGCCACCAGACATCAGTGGCAATGGCTGGATAGAGCAGATCTTGGTTGCGAGCAACGCAGGGAAGACCTGACGGATGATCGGCAACGAATACTTCTCTGGGAAGACCATATCCGTGGTCTTCGTCGCCTCTGTTAACAGGCTCCTGCTCGATGCTTGCTGGTTCTCAAAGACCATAGCCATCCACGGCCAGATCTTCTTGTCGAGAGCCTTCAGCCCTTCCTCATGCCCATCCAGGAGCCACTCCCACTTGTTGACGAGCTCCTCCTGGTACTGCATGAGCTGAGAGTTGAAAGACTCGTAAGTCTCGTCTTCACGAATCACGTGAAAAGGATTTACTCCCATTTCTAGCCTCCTCAGCTAATTTTTCTTTCTGTTGTTGTTAGCGCTTCGAATAGTGCAGGACGGCCTTGCGCAATGTTTGCGCCTCTTCCGTCAGCTCTCGATCTCGAGTCTCAGCGCCGGCTGCGGCCTTACCCTTGGCAGCTTCCAGACCCGCGCCCTGGGTTACTTGTGCGAGGAACGCTTGGCGCACTTCCTTCGTGGTCTCGCTGACCAACATGTCAGTCAAGTCCTCCACAAGGGTCACAAGGGGCTTGAGCTCTTCATACACTTGCTTGCCCAAGGGCTGCAACGCCGCAAGGGCTACCGCAGCGTCTAGCTTCGCCTCTTCGACCTCATCCACGAGCTCCCCTACACGGTCGAGGGCGTTCTTGCCTTCACCAAAGGCCGCCGCGTCCTCGTACTTCGCTTGTAAGGTACTCATGGCTTCAGTCAGGCTAGCTACCTGCTCCTCGAGAGGCTTCGCGTGCTCCACCAGCAACTCCGGTGTGTGCTCCTTCAACTCCTCAAGGGTGACTTTAGTCCAATCGATTTCCATGTCGTCCTCCTCTTCTATGTTATGCGTTACGGGCACTACTTGGGTGCCCTCTTCCAGTATGACTTCTACCCCAGCACCAAGGATCCCAGGGCCCGTTGGTGCAAAGTCCACTCCACCAAGGATCCCCTTCGTCATAGATTGAACCGAGGTGCCATCGGGTAGTTCGGCCTCTTCGACTTCCCAATCATAGATCCTGACTGACGTGTCTAGCATAACGCCGTCTTCAATAAGGCGTTGTACGTCCTTCCCTCGCGTGGTAGCTGAGATAGCCGCAACGTAGCAGACGTCCGCGCCTTCACGAAACAGCGACTCTATTCTTCCCACGGGTAGTCCTGTTCCAGGAGCAAAGAAGCCTCCTCCGGCGTCGCCATGCCGTGCAAAGACGGTGCATACGCCTCCAGCCTCTATGTGGCGGTTTGTAGTTGCCATGCAGAGGTCGTTGAACTTCTTGGAGTAATAAGCCCCATTGCTCGAGAGTACCTCGTCGAAGAGCGCAACACCTTGAACACGGAACGGGCCCTCGGTCTGCCCCTCTCCAGTTGCACGATCCTCCAGGATTGCTAGCGTCCGCCCTAAGGCCAGCACCATTGGCTCAGCGCGCTCTTCTTTTGCGCTCTGCACATCGACTGCTGTACCGTCGGGCTTGATAACGATGCCCGAGGGCTTGGCCTTGCGTAGCGTCCCAAGGGTCGCTTTAGATGTAGGGCCGCCCTCGAAGGCGTCAGCGCTGGCCGCCGAAGCGTCTGCCCAGGCTTGCAACCAGTGCTCGCGGCTTACGCGGCCGCTAATCTTGTATTGGAACTTGCGCTGGGTACCATCTTGTGAGACCCAAGCGAAGTCAGTGTTCTTTGCTGCCATCCTAGTCTCCTTTCTTGGCTGGGTGGAACGTACCACCCAGGCTTTTGCACAGAGCCGCAGCCGAGTCACGCTTCCAAATTCCCGTCTTCATACGTACGGAAGCCATACGCATCTTTTCTCCGATACGCACCCAGATAACTCGGACGCTCTTGCCCCGCATCACCCTAGTAGAGCTGCGTACCGCGGTTCCCGGCGGAATACTACGTAGGCTACAAGCGTGTTCATTCTTATACGGCATTAGCCGTCCTCCTCCTCGGAGTTCCCCCAGCCCTCAGTAGGTTGTGTGTTGTAGCGCTGTCTAAGGAGCCACTTCGGATCGAGGGGGAGCCCCAACTCCTTAACGTAGATCTGATCTGCTCTAGCATTCGCAAACAGTGTTCTCGCCTGGTCCTGCTCATCGGCTCTTGCAGGCTTTGGCCACTCGCAGCGAACACGGAAGCTGCCTGGGCGAGCCCCCTGTAGTACGAGTTGGAGTGAAACTACATGCACAACTAGTCGCTCCAGGAGGGGCGATTGTACCCTACTTACGCAGCGGCCAAAGCGCCTATCCATCGCCCTCAGGGTGTTACGCGTAGAGTTCTCTTCCTCGAAGCCGAGGTACACCGGCGGTACTGTTGTAGGCCTAATAACGTTCCTCTTGTAGTATAAGACAGGGTCAAGCTTGCTGAAGCCTGCAGACGCTGTATCAAGTACCTTTACATCCGTTAGACCTTTCTCAGGGCGGCCCCCTCCGAAGTCGTGATAACCCACACCTAAGAAGATGTCTTGTATCACACTCAGGAACTTCTGCTCTTGTCGCTCTGGAGCAACTTGGCGCTTTGTTAGTTCCTCTCTTACACTCTTGACTTTCTGCAGCGCCTCGGTATCGCTCATGTCAGTCGTGTCTATCATGAAGAGTAGCCGCGCGAAGGCTCGTGTTAACCAGTTGATGACAAGAGCTTCCTCCATGGCTAGGAGCTTCTTCCAAGAAGACCTTGCAGAGTACTCTAAGCCCCTTCCGTAAAGCCCTCCGTCGCGCTCTCTGTCGTTGCGCCATCTTAGGTGGACTATCTCCCAGGGATAGA